GGTTCCACTGATCTTGCCAAGAGTGGCAGGAACTTCCCGAACTTCTCCGTGATGAAGGAGGCGTTCATGCACATGGGGTTCAACGTGACGAACAACGTGGGCCTGTGGGTCAACGACGGGTGCAGCAACGTCCCGTTGAAGGTGTGGGACCAGGCCAGCGGCCAGACCCAGGCCGACGCTGTGGACTTCGAGTGGGACACGCGCCGTTCCGAACTTCAGCAGTACGCCTACGAGAACACCCGGTAGGTGACCGAAGGCGCACCTGTTGCGCTCAGTGAGGCTGACATCGACGCCCGATTGGAGGGTGCCGATGTTCAGCCCGCTGGCCGCAACTACCGTTACTTCCAACCCAGCCACAAGGCGGTAGACAAGTGGGTGGAATACGCAGCGGGGAGCCACGACAGGTTCTTCCTGGGTTTGGGAGATATCGACACCAAGATGCGGGGTGTGTGGCCGTCCGACGTTCTCGTCGTAACGGGCCGTGCCCACAGCGGCAAGTCTGCCGTGTTGTTGTCGGCCATAGCGAAGAACCTCAACGAGGATCCGAACTTTCGCGCCGTGATCTTCACGCCGGACGAACCGGAGACTCTGGTCATCAGCAAACTGTACGCTTTGCTGTACCTCCAGAACCTGGCCGATGTAGAGGAAGCGTTGCAGGCGTCGGACCCGACGCACCTGCAACACATCGAGGACGCTAAGGACATGCTGGACCGGGTGAAGATATTCCCGTCCGCCATGCCGTTTGGGGAGATGAGTATTGCCCTGTCGGAGTGTGAGGACTTCTGGCAGATCCGCCCCCGCTTCGTGATGATCGACTTCCTGGAGCAGTTGCCGGCTGCGTCAGGTTACGAGGGCGTGTCGTCGGTGTTGAAGGGTGTGAAGGAGTGGGCGGAAACAGAGAACCTTCCCGTCGGGCTCGTCCACCAGTCAGGTAAGAGTTCGACGAGGGGAACGTCGAGGGGGATGGACGACGGCAAGTTCAACGCAGACGAGTACGCCATCCTCCAGTTGAATGTGTTCCGCAAACGGGACTTGGCGAAACTCGACGACGTTCAGCGGCGCATCCATTCGGTGTCCATTTCGTTGGATCTGTGCAAGAACAAGCGGCCCCCGTGCCACACCACCAATCCTCCTATCGACTATTTCATGGACCCGCACTGTGGTCTGGTCCGGGAATACTACGAGTCCGACATTCCGTCGGATGACCGATGGTTGACGTAGTCGACACCTTCGCCCGGCTACATGAGGGTGGCCGTATAGCCACCAACTATGACGGCATCCGTCCCCTGGTCAACGCCCAGGGGGAGGCGTACTCCGCTGAGGGGGAGCCCTATGTGGACGCTGTGCGTCAGCACCTGGAGGGGGAACCGCCCATCGGGGTGTACCCGCTCTTTAGGAAGGACTACCAGCGCACCGCCGAGTGGTATGTGAACTGGTTGGCTGTCGACCTCGACGAGGGTGAGCCCGACTTCGTTCACGCCTGCAACCTGTACCGGCTGTTGGGCCGGTTCGGTGTGCAGGCTTGGATCGAGCGGTCCAGGTCGAAGGGGTTCCATGTGTGGGTGTATCTGCGGCAGCCGCTGACAGCGGAGATGGGGCGTGAAGCGATGCTGGGCGCCTGCCGGCTGGTGGATGTACCAACCAAGGAGGTGTACCCGAAGCAGACCGTTCTGGAGGGGAAGGGGTTTGGGAACTGTCTGCTGTTGCCGTATCCGAACATGGGGAACCCAGGCCGGCAGGTCGTCGTCGACCTGCACGACGAACCGTACGGGTTGGACGAGTTCGTGGAAACAGCGTGGGCTTCGAGGGCTACCGCTCACGCTGTCCGTTCCATCCACGCCCTCTACCAGGAGCGGCACCTGAAACCGATAGCGAAGGTTGAGCAGGTCCGTGTCCGCGACGACGACAACTTCGGGTACATCGCCCGCCGCATATGGGACGGCGACATTCAACAGGACCGCTCCAATGCCCTGTACGCCTTCGCCTGTTCCCTGTTCCGGCAGAACTACAGCGACTACACGGTGCTGCACCTCACGGGGAAACTAGACGAGCGTGTCGGGAAGTTCGTCGGTCGCAACGACCGCGACCGGCGTCTTGAAGAACTTGTCACGAATGCCAGGAACAACACCTTAGGAGAAATCTGATGGCACCTAATCCTGAAACGTACCGGTTCACCGTCCGGGAAAGGCCCCGTGCGAAGGGGCGTCCCCGCTTCGGGAAGGGGCACACCTACACGCCGAAGGGAACGGTCGACGCAGAGCGTGTCATCGCTGAGGCGTACAAGGGACCGAAGTTTGAGGGGCCGGTGTCGTTGGCGTGCGTGTTCTCCAACGACCGGGTCACCATCACGTTGACTCCGATAGAGATGGAGAAGTCTCCGTTGCGGGGAGATGTTTCCAACTACCTCAAACTCGTTGAGGATGCCCTAAATGGTTTGGCTTACGACGATGACCGTCAGGTGCATCGCCTGGTCGGGAAGAAGAAGTAATGCAGATCGAACTGGACCCCTGGGAGTACGAACACGCTTTGAGCATCGGGGCTCGACGCTTCGTCGCTAACTGGGGTAAGCGGGACGCCGCCCACTACGACAAGAAACGCATGGAAGACGAGCGCACAGCGCAGGCTGCGGCCTGCGTGGGGGAACTGGCCGTAGCGAAGATCACGAACCAGTATTGGCCTGGGCATGTGTGGCACAAGTCAGAGCATAAGAACTACAAGCACCGGCCTGACGTAGGGTACAACATCGAGGTGCGTCGGGTGCGGACCAGCACCAGCGCCGCTGTACGCCGACGCCAGTTGGAGCAGGGACTGGTGCTGTGGGTGGTGCAACCAGTACCGCCGGAGTTCCGTGTCGTCGACATCCTGGGCTGGATCGATCACGACGAGGCGTGGGAGAAGGGTGAGCCGGCACATTACGACCCGGAGAACACACGGGTTATTGGGGAGCAGTTTCTGAACGCACCGTCTATTGAGTAGGGCGGAGCGGGGAGCATGGACAGCAGACCCATATCTGTTGGATGCGCTGATAGGGCCGGCACATCCACTGTCGGCGTTTCGACCGTGGGCGCAGCGCCGCCCCGTTGACCGGTACGACGCGTTGCTGCGGGCAGCGGCTGGTGACGAACCAGAGGAAAGCATCGCAGAACAGGACGAGTTGCGGGAAGTTCTCGCAGACGCCCTGGAAGCCCTCACCGAGGAAGAACAATGGATCTTCCACATGCTGACCACCGTACGGCTCAGTCTCCGTTTCGTCGGTAGTGTCCTGGGTGTCCCGAAGACGACGCTGGCGCGGCGACGCGACAGAATCATTCAGAAACTACAGGTAGCGTTGGAAGACTCTCCGCTAGTAAGGAAACGGATGCATTCTTATTCCTCTGAGGTGTCGTAGAGCGTCAGGCACTGTTCCAGCATGTCCATGAACCCGCCGACCCACCCCAGGATCCGCGACAGAGCAATGAGGTCGCCGTCGTCGGCATCATGCCAACCGCCGATCATGCCCATCGCTTCGTCGCGTTGGAACACCAGTAGTACGCCAAGTTGGTTGCCGTACCAGGAGGCGTGGGTGCCGTCCTTGATGTCGAGTAGGTGCCGGCTTTCCTGAAAGGAACGGAGGATGTCCTGCTCTAGTTGGACGCCGGACGATGCCATGAAGTCCCCCCATTTGGCATCGAGGTCCGGCACATCCATTACGCTATTCTGCCCTGCGCGTAGGTCTTGACGACGGATAGGGCGGCAGCGACGCCGGCTATGACAGCGCCGCGTCCGGTGGACAGGTCGCTGATAAGGAACACTCCTAAAAATCCCTGGACGAAGGTCCACGCTGCTCTCTCAAGCATATTGCTCACTTCTTCTTCCCTCTCGATTGTGGTTTCGCCTTGTCGTAGGCGATAGCGGCGGCCTGGTCCCGTGGGTACCCTTCGGTAATCAACTTACCGATGTTGTGGCCGATGACATCCTGACTGGAACCCTTTTTCAGGGGCATGTCAGTACCTTGGACGGCGAGGCTTTTTCTTACCTGGCATCAGTCACGCAGGGCTTTGCGGGCGCCAGCCTTCGATGGTGACCCGACAGAACCGATGCCGCCACCTGTCTCC